CCCGTCAGGCCCTGGGCATGGGTCAGCTGCGTGCTGAGTGTGCAGCCGCGATTGTCACCACCTGATCTCCCGATAGCTTGGGAGGTAAGGGTGCAGGGGGTCAGCTTCGGCTGGCCCCTTTTTTGTCGTTCCGTCAGAATGCAGTCAACGTCCCCGTAGACAAAGATGGGTTTGACACAGCAGGCGAAGGCCCAGGGGAGGACCACCCTGCTGGATGCGGTCAACATTTGCCTGGAGAACATTGGCGAGCAACCCGTCAATAATCTCGACAACGAGCAAATCCAAGATGCCCGCGTAGCTGAGCGGACGGTCCTGGAGATCCACAAGGAAGGACAGACCAAGGGTTGGTCTTGGAATACCGAATACGGCTACCCCTTTCCGAGAGATAGCAAGACAGAGGAGATCAAGGTTCCAGAGAATGTCGTTGAGTTCAGCGTTAATCGCTATTCGTACAACGGTCGGTATCAGCTGAGGGGTACTCGGGTCTATGACCTTCTGAATCGATCATTCACCTTTGACGAGCAGATGCCTGAGCTTCAGGCGGATGTGATTTTCCTGCTGGCATGGGACGACGTGCCTGAGGCGTATAACCGCTGGGTGACGATTCGAGCTGCGCGGATCTTCTCTGATCGAACGCTGGGTTCTGAAGCGTTGTTCAAGTACACGCAGCAAGACGAGCAGGACGCCCAGGCAGAGCTGGAGCGGGTGGAGATGTCACAGGAGCAGCCGAACATGCTGACTGGTGCATTTGCCTTCCCGACGTACCAGCCGAATACCGGGTTGATGAACCGCCGTGTCGCTAATGGCTACAGCATTTTCTGATGAAGAACGTCGCCGTCACGATCCCCAATCTCATCCAGGGGATCAGCCAACAGCCTGACGCTCAGCGTGATCCAAGCCAGGGCGAAATCCAGATCAATGGGGTGTCGTCTATTGCTGAGGGGTTGCGGAAGCGAGACAGCACCAGAACGTTGGCGCTGGTCAGTGAGTCCAGTTTTGGTGATGCGTTCTTCCATACGATCTTGCGGGATCAGCAGGAGGAATACCTCTCAGTAATTACAAGCAGTTCTATCCAAGTCTTTGACCTGGAAGGCAATGCCCAGGTCGTTACCGCAGACGCAGGTGCGTATGACTACCTGAGCACAGTGACGAATGCGCGGCAGCAGATCCGTGCAGTCACGATTGCTGACTACACATTCATCACTAATACGTTGGTGACAACAGCGATGGATAGTGCCGTCGCTCCAGAAACCCCAAGACCAAGTCCTCACGAATGCTTGGTATGGATCAAGCAAGCTGTTTATGGCAATGAGTACAAGGTCAATGTCAACAACATTCAAGTAACTGTCGAGACGCCTGTCGCCGCTGTTGTGACCGACGGCTCCACGGTCAAAGAGAACCGCATTGATTCAGGCGAGATTGCACAAGCCATTGAAGACGCATTGATCGGCGGTGGCCTGACGGGTTACACGATTGAGCGCTCTGGTTCTGTCCTTTGGATCCATGGGAACAACCCCATTACGGTTGAAGCGACAGACGCAAAAGCCAACGCGACAATCACTGCAATCCTGCATGAAGTGCAGGCTTTTACTGAACTTCCGACGATCAGCCCAGTTGGCTATCAGGTCGAGATTGCAGGAGATCCTGGCACTGCTTTCGACAATTACTACGTCGAGTTCGAGCCCCGTAGTGGCGACTTTGGCGAAGGCGCATGGGCTGAATGTGTCTCGCCTGGCGTTGAATATCAGGTCGACGCTGGCACGATGCCGCACGTTTTGATCCGCAAGACGGATGGTGAGTTTTGGTTTGGTGCGGTTAATGGTCAAACGGTCGAAGGAATCCCCGACACGGTCCCGACATGGGGCAAGCGTGTCTCCGGTGATTACGAGACAGTCCCTGACCCATCATTTATTGGATATGCGATTAACGACATCTTTATCTACAAGAACCGACTCGGATTCTTGGCTGATGAGAACGTTGTGCTCAGCAGAGTTCGAGAGTTTTTTGAATTCTTCCCGGAGACAGTCACAACAGTCTTGGATACTGATCCTATTGATGTTGTGGCTAGCAATAACAGGGTCTCCGTTCTTCGATATGCGGTCCCGTACCAGGACGAACTGATCCTGTTCTCAAGTCAGATCCAGTTCAGGTTCAACGCTGCCGAGACGGTCCTGACTCCTGCTACAGCACAGATCACAGTGCTGACGCAGTTTGACGTTGACGTGAATGTCAGGCCACAGCAGGCAGGTGGCGGCATCTTCTTCATGCAGTCCAACGGCCAGTGGTCGCAGATGCGTGAGTTTGCGGTCCGTGGTGCTGGCACAGCATTAACTGCAGATGCCTCTGACCTCACTGGTTATGTGTCGTCCTATGTCCCTGATGAATGCTTCAAGCTCACGGTTAATGACACCGGTAACTCTGCCTTCCTGATCAGCTCTAAGAACGTCACTTTTGCCCAGGGTGCTCCGGTTGATTATCGCAAGAGGATCTACACCTACAAGTGGTTTCTGCGTAATCAGGGGAATGGCGCCGAGCGCGTGCAGAACAGCTGGTCTTACTGGGAGTTTGGTGCTGATGAGGTACTGCAAATTGTCTGCATCAGAGAAACGCTTTACTGCTTGATGCGGTATGGCGAAAACATTTACTTGGAGTCGCTATCAGTTCTTGATCGAGCAGAAGAGGCCATCTTTGCTCCTTATCCAATGTTGTTGGATCGCTTGACTGGAACATCAACATCGGTGCCAGAAGACGTCCGCATGAACAAAGGCGTCTACAGCGCTCAAACGAACCAAACGACATTCACGCTGCCGTACACCGCGACCAATGAAGTGCAGGTCTGGTCGGCCTACAAAATGACGCCTGTTCCGGGAGGTAAGCCAGGCCCTGTGTTGTTGGGGTCAACCGATGCCGGCACACAGGTTGTAGTTCAAGGCAACTGGTCGAATGAAGAAGTATGGGCTGGGGAGAAGTACGAATTCCGCTATCGCTTCTCTCGTTTCAAGTTGATGCAGGACATTGGCGGGGGCAAAGCTCCTCGCAATGTCGTTCGCACTCAGGTGCGTTCAGCCAAGCTTGGCTATCACGAGTCGGGCTTCTTCCAGGCCAAGACGCTGCCGGAACATCGCCCCGAAGGTCTCTATACATTTGACGGCACGATTAGTGCTGTTCGAGGGGCGTCGATTGGCACCCCCGTGGACATGCTGGAACAGGAAACGCCGCGCTATTACGAGGGCGTATTCAACATTCCGGTCATGGGCCGTGGTGATCGGGTGATTGTCGAATTGTTGAACGACAGCCCACACCCATCCAAGTTTTCAACGGTTGAATGGATTGGTGGAATTACAAGTCGTTCGGGGGCTTCCTGATGAAGTGGGTAGAGAAGCCAAACGCTGCGCACATCTTGCATGTAGCGGAACAGCTGAGGCCTGCTGATGTGGAGGAGGTGATGCTGAGCCATGGCTGCTCAGCGCTGGAAGCCGTTACCGAAAGTTGGGCTCAGTCAACCATCGTCAAGGGAATGGTCACGGATGATGATGAGCCCTGTGGCCTCTGCGGGGTCGTAGGGCTTCGCATCTGGATGCTTGGAACTGAGCGTTTGACGGAGAGCCGTAGGGCTCGCTGGCAGTTATGCGTTGAGGGGCGAAAATGGGTGGACAGTTGCTTAGAGGAATTGGGGGGTCCGTTGTTCAATCAGGTCTATTCCAAGAACACGGAATCAATCCGTTGGCTGAAACATCTCGGCTTCACGGTTGACTCGCCTAAGCCTGTCGGGCCTAGTGCCGCGCTGTTCTGCGATTTCTGGAGGGATAGCTGATGGAACCGTTGACGATGGCCCTGATCTCAGGGGGCCTTAGTGCGGGACAGAGCCTTTTGAGCTTTGGCGCAAAAAGGCAGGAGCACGCCAACAATCTTGCGAGGCAAAAGGCCAGCGACGAATTTGCGAGCTGGTCTGCCAGCAATCAAGCAAGGACTGCTGATCTCAATAACTCGTACAGCTATTGGCAGCAAAAGATCAATTACGGGCAGGATTTGGCTTATGCCAATCAGGCTCGAAACTTTGAGCTGTCTAAGGCGATCAATCAGGCAGAGGTTGTCGCCCGCACACGGGCATCTGCTGGCGCGAGCTTTGCGCAGGAGTCCCAGGCCCTGGTCGACAACTTCTCGCAGCAGTCGATGGCAGATGCCGTCTCGCTGATGCAATACAAGCAGCAGGCATTGCGCTCTGCGGCTTCAGTTACGGCTGCAGGAAGGGAAGGCGCAAGCGTTGACCGCTACATCAACGACTACGCCCGCCAGGTCGGTGACATG